ACAGGGAACCTCACCAAAGGCACACCGGTAGTGTATGTCGAATTTGACGACGCCAGCGGGCTACTACTCGGCCGGGCCGACGGCGAGTGGGGCGCTTACCTTCCCGGACTGACGGCCGGATCCATATCCGTGCCGGACGGAGACGTAAACGCCAGCGGCGTGAGTTTATCCGGGCACAGGCATGGAGGCGTAGAACCCGGCAGCGGCACCACCGGCAGGCCAACATAAGGAGGGGCCAATATGGCGACAATGGCAAAATGGGGCTCAAAAACATGGGCCGTATCTCAGAAAAAAGTCGTCGCTCTGGAGGGGCTGGCCTTTTCCTATTCTCAGGTAGCTGACAACAACACCAGCACCGAGGAAAAGAAAACCACCAACGAGCGAGGCACGGATCTATTCCCGCTCAGCTTCACCACCGTGCTGCACAGCGGCGCGGGCGTGGACGTCCGGGCAGAGATCGAAAGCTGGAAAGAGCTTGTCACAAAAGTAAATTATTTTTATCTGGGAGGCAAGAAGCTGGGGCCGAAGCTCCAGCTCCGCAAAGTGTCCGTGAGCAACGTCGAGATCGACGACCTCGGACGCATGAGACTGGCGACGCTATCCTTTGAATTTAAGGAGTATGATCCCGACACCACAAGCGTGCCGGTAAGCACCACCGCCCTGAATGTGAAAGCCAGCACGGCCTCGAAATCCCAGAACAAACCGGCAAACACGCAAGTGCAGGCAGCGCCAAAAAAGACGGTCACCGTCGGCTGCTATGTAAGGCCGACCGGGAGCAGGTATGCAACCGGCCAGACGATCCCGAACTGGGTAAAAGAGCGCAGCCATAAGGTAAGCCAGATCAAGGAAAGCCAAAACAAGGTGCTGCTCGGCCACCCGGACGGGATCAACAGCTGGGTATATCTGAGCGAAGTCACGCTCGTGTAAAGGAGGGAGGCCATGAGAGCGCAAGGAAACGGGCTCCCGCAGGTGTGCGCGGCCAACCTGCTGCGAAC